TCGATGCCCACGGCGGGGGCCAGTTGCCCCTCCTCGGACAGGAAACCCTCCGACTCCCCCTGCGTGACACTCATGATGAGCTTGATGATGTCCATAATGAACGCCGGGCCGACCGGGATGACCACCGCGATACCTGCCCCGAAGGCCAGCGGCTTGTCGTTGGGCTTGTTCTGGGCTGCCACCAAGTCTGCCATGACTCCGCCCGTCCCGTTCGAGTAGAGCATGAGGGCGCTGCACTTCGGAATCTGGAAGGTGTAGCCCAGCATCGACTGGACGAGAGCGTTGATGCGCCGGATGAGCTGCTGCAACTCGATGATTCGAGCCTCGATGAACTCGATGTACTTCTGGATGGTGTCCGTCACCGATTCGAGAGTCTTGGCGATAGCCTCCACCCAGTTGAGGAACTGAGCCATGACTTCCTCGATGGCAGGAAACTGGTCGAGGAAGCGGATGGCAATCCACTCTCCGTCATCTGGGGAACGGTTCAAGGCAGCCCCAGCCACCCCGAGGGCGAGCGCCGCCTCTTGGAGGAGCTGCCCGCCTTGGTACTTGGCGAACGCACCCCGGCAGAATATGACACCCGCACCCGGCACGTTTGCCGGAGGTGGATTGGCCGACCGGACCTTTATCAGCTCGCGCTGCCCGACGTAGAACACCGGGGACAGGTCCGCCGACCCGACCGTCTGCTGTGTGGCAACCAGCGTATTCATGGAGGCCCGGTCCTCGTCCGGCACCACGTAGGAGCCATCCTCCTGCCTGTACTTCTCGTAGAAGATTCGGAGCGACGGGGGCAACGCCCTCATAAAGGTTTCGGCCCCCTCCGCCGCAACTGTCGGTGTGACCTTGAACTTGTCGTCCGTACCCCCGACCTTGCCCTCCTGCATCTGGGGACGCCGTTCCTGAAATACTCCGTCGATGAAGAAGAACTGCTGGACCGTACTCGGGGCGACACCCATGCAGTACGGGTTCAGGGCGACACCGGCATCCAAGATGTTGCCCGATACGTCGGTGTCCATGGATTCCAAGATGGTTGATGCAACCGTGGCCTCCGGGAGGTAGTGGAACAAGTCCGGGCTGACCTCTTTGATGATATTTCCCCACAACACCGAGCGCAGGGCTTCGGTAGCATCCACCACTGCGGCCTCGGCTTCAGGTAGCGGGCCGGTCTTGCTGTAGAGGTCGTGAGCCGTCGCCCGGACCCACGTCAGAATGTGGTCGCGCATCTTCGTCGGGTCTTCTTCCCGTGTGTCCCGGAGCTTCTTGGCGAAGTCCTTGTAGATGAAGCCGACGAGGTGCTGGAACTTTTCCAGCCCACTCCGCTCCAACGCCAGACCGGGGACGATGAGCTGATTGGCCTGCATGAGCTTGAGTTTCTCTGCGTCGATGACGTTTTCCAGCGTGTCGATGGGCGTCAGGTCGGGCCTGCTCAGGACCAGAACCACCAACGCCACCTGCACGGCTTCAAGGTACTGCTGGGTGTTCACGTTCGGGAACACCACGGGCCAAGGCTGGGAGAACTCGCTGATGGAGCTGTAGGGGCCGTCCGCGTCCTTGGTTGTGACCATCGGTGGCCGGGTCGTGTCGTCCTTGAGGGGCAGGTACTTCGAGAAATCGTACTGGAACTCGACTTCCTTGCTCCCGATGGCCTCCGACGTGGAAGCCACGCGCACGTAGAGAGTGTGCGCCGGTCCGTCGTCCTCGATGGTCACTTCCCCTGTGGACGAGTCCATGGATACCGAGGCATCGTGAGGCATGTCCTCGGTCTTGAGCAGGTACGAAAGGGCGTCGCCCACCCACTTCTCACCAATGTTGACGGACATGAAGAAGGTCCGCTGGAAGAAATAGGTGTCGCCATCCTTGAGCGATTCCAACGGGATGGGGATGCCTGTCGGGGTGCGCCCGTAGATGCGGGTACGCCCGTCCTCGATTTTTACGTCCCCCTTGAGCGAGTTGTTGTACTGAAGGTCGGTCGGGAAGCCTGCGAGCATCTCCGCCCCACCATAGAGGACGAAGTTGTCGTTGCCCTCGTCCTTTACAGGGCCGAAATCTCGGGGCTGCTGGCCGCCCACGGTGCCTGCATTGGACTGGCCCCGGTCCCACACGACGGGGATACCGTTCTCGAAGGTGGAGACGGTCACGATGTAGCCGCCCGGAGGCATCGGCGGGAACGGGTCAAAGGGGTTCTTCTTGGTGGGGACCGTGGCCACCCACTTGACCTGTGCCACGTTCGGGGGCGTCCCGTCCCCTTTCTTGAAGAAGGCACCCAAGTCCTCGATTTGCCAGACACTCAAGGCATCGTTGCCGTACTTGATTTCGGTGATAGTCGGCACGGGGAAGCCGCCCGGTGTCTTGTACTCCTGCTTGAAGAACTGGATGAGCTTCAGGATGAAGGCAATGAGCCGTTGGATGTCCGAGATGTCTACCGACAAGTAGAAGAACAGACTCAGGATGGCTGTCCGGCTCGACAGGTTCGGGCGCGTCGGGTCGGTTCTGTCGGTCAGTCGGGCAATCATCCGGCGCTCGTACTCTGCGAAACCTCCCCGCAACTCCTTGAAGGGGTATTTCATGAGAGGCCAGTCACCCGTGATGTAGATGCCCATCTGGCGCAGGTCTTTCAGGAGGCCCTTTATCTCGTCGATGAGTGCCTTCACGATGGCCGCAATGGGGTCGATGTAGCCGATGAGGTATGCCTTGGCGATGTTCAACGCCACCAGCATGATGTCCAGCACCGTGATGAGAAACTCCGCCACCGAGTTGATGGCGTTCCGGGTGTCCTCCAAGAAGTCCGGGACTTCGAGGGTCAGAGTTCCCCATTGGTCGGTGGCGGTGTCGGCCACTAGATTCCTCCTCCGAACTTGAGCCGGGCCAACTGCTCCTTCAGGGCCACAAGCGATTTCTCATCCTGCTCCACCAACCCCTGAAAGAGGTCGCGCAGGTGCAGGAGCTTCTCCCTCTGGTCGCCCACCATGGCGGGCATCACGCGACGGGCTTCCTTCTCGTCCCACTTACCGGGTTCGATGCCCAGCTCATCGAGGAGAGCTTTCAGCTCCTCTATCGTCTGTGGTGCCTGCTCACTCAACGATGCTCTCCGTGGCTTCCTCCAACAACAGGAGCCGTTCTCTCTCCGCCAGCCGCTCCGGCAGCTCCTCGTCGAACCGCTTGATGCCCGCCAGCGTCCCCAGAATCTTGTGAACCCTGTAGGCCAGCCAGACGTACCGGATGGGCCGGAAACGGTCCGACTCGTCCAGCACGAGGTCAATGCGCTCGGGCAGCACCGGGCGAACGTCACTGCCCCCACCTATGTCATCGGTATAGGCCGTGTAGGGCGTGCCCCCCGGCGCTGAGAGCTTCATCGCTACGTTCTGGTAGGGCGGGTCGGCGTGGGTCAGGCGGTCGAGCCGCAGGTCGAAAATCCAGAAGCGCCGGTCCAGCAGGGAGAGGCAACTCCGGTTATTCATGAACGGGACAGTCCCCAGCTCCCCAATGATTTCCTCGATGAAAGCGTTGCTCAGGACGCCCATGCCGGACTCCGGGTCCGTGACGATGCCGAGGTCCGAGATGTGTTCCTTGTCTTGGAACTCGTAGTAGGAGCCGTACTTCCAGCCCCGCAACAGCGCCCGCAGCATCTCGACGAGGGACAGCATCCGCTCGCGCATGGTCAGCACAAGGTCGATGGCCTCGTCCGAGAACAGGCCGGACGGGCGGATGACTTTGTAGGAGAAGGGGCGGATGGAGTAGTCATTGCCCTTGTAGGTCTGTGTCACCGGGTCACGCTTGGCCGTCGGGCGCAGGTCCATCTGGCCCTCGAAGGGGGCTATTGCACCAGTAAGGCCCGAATCCGAGATGGTTGGGTAGATGGCGTACTCCCGGTTCGGGGTCGTCCCGCTTGCAAACGTCACCCAGTTGGTGTCGTTGATGCCACCCGCGTAGGTCGAGATGGGGTCCACCTCCAAGTGCGGAGTCGCACCTCCGATGACCTTCAGGACGCGATAGAAGCCCCGGTTGTCGTCCAGCTCGCTGGGCTTGCCCGCCCAGTCGTGCGGAGGTGCAGGCCACCTGCTTGTGACGCCGAGGTCCCCCAGAGGACGCGCCCCTCTGTCCGGGACAGCGGGCAGGCCGCCATGCTGGGGCAGAGTGCCTGCGGGGTCGATGACCACGATGTCCCCGACCCGGACGCCCACGGTCCCGAAGGTCTGGCTCCCGGAGGTCAGTTGGTCGTCGTACATCTTGTTGACCACGGTTTCGTAGTCCCCACCGGGTGGAATTTCCTCGACGTAGCCCCCCTCCTCGGTGTCCCAGTCGGCGTCGGAGCGGTAGACTTCCCGGTCGCTGATGAGTTCGAGGAGCTGCTCGTTGGACTGCTCGTGTGGGACTGGCGGCTGCCGGAGGTAAATCTCGAAGCGCATCCCGCCGAGAGCAGTCAGCTCGGCAGGTGTGCGCCGCGTGATGCCGGGCATGGCCAGCTTGAGGGTGACGGAATCCTCGACCCCCGTAATCTCGACTTCCTCGATGAGCGTTCCGTCATCGTCGAGGAGCCGGAAGCGGTCCCCCGCGTTGATGTTCACGTCCGGGTCATCGAAGGGGCCGAGGTTGGTCCCGTCGTAGCTGAATCCGTCGTTCCACACATCCGGGGCGAGCGGGGCCGCCGGATTGGAGACGTTCCAGTTCATGACGAAGGAGGCCGTCACGACACCCCTCTGGCGGACGTTGGTCGAGTAGTCGTTGATGCGACCACGACGCATCTCGTAAGCGAACCGGAGGGCGCGAAAGTGGTCCCCGGCTTCTTCCATGATTTCGTGCCAGCGCCGGACGCTCCGCACGGTGTACTGGACCTCCTCTCGGGCGTCGAGGGTCGTGGCGGCCCCACCGGGGTACTGTGTCCCCGCGTACTCCAATTCGTTACGGAACCAGCTCTCTTTCTCCCAGTCGGGGACAGCAGCAAGGGGGTCCGCGATGGGGTGGGTTCTGTCCACCACCAGAGCGTCAAGGACCGACAAGTTGGCCACGGACCGGGGGAAGGACGGCTCGAAGAAGATGCCACCTTGCGCCCAGTAGCCGGGAACCACAGGCCCGGCGAGGTCGGCTACCGCGAGTTGCGTTCCCGGCAGAAGACAGTCCACCAAGGTCGGGCCGGGCGGTGCGGCGGTGTTGAGCGTCTCCCATTGGGGATGGGGGACATTCATGATGTCCAATGTATCCACGACGTTGTGGTAGATGGGCGTCGTCAGGTCTGCCTCAAAATTGTTGCTCCCCACCGGGTTGTTCTCCCGGAGTCTCAGCGGGGTGCCTGCTCCTGTGCTAATGCCAGCAGGCCCCGTGAACAGGAGGTCTGCGCCGCCGGTCTGAATCGGCGGGCAGAGCGTGACGTGGCGGAACCCGCGTTCTGCGAGGGGGTCCTCGACCCCGACGCAGTTGTCGTCGGGGAGGCCGTACTCGGAGCCGCCCATGGCCACGGGAAGATAGGTCATCCCGGACACCTGCAACGCCCGGTTTCCGATAAGAGCGTCGAACTCGGCGTCAGTCGCAATCAGGGTGTTCAGTGCGTCCCTGTAGGTCGCGGGGTCGAGAGTGAATACTGCCTCCTCTCCCGGAGAGACGAACGAGGTGTAGGCCGCACTGATGAGTCCATAACGGAAATCAGCAACGACCCCCGAGGCCAAGGCGGAGAGGTCACGAATCAGATAAACACGCCCAGCCCCCACTGCCGGGAAGGCCGAATACTTGCCATTTACCAGCGGAGCGCCCGTGTACTTGGTCTGGGGCAGGAACGTAATGGTCAACTCATGTGTCGCCGGGTCGAAGTCCACCACCCTCGGGAATTCCAGAGGGCACCAGCCATTACCCGCTCCGGCAACTGTGGTTGGGGACACCTCACGACGGACCGGAGCGCCCGCGTTTGGTTCGACCACATGCCGGATGAGATACGTCCCCAGCTTGGTACTGGCCGGGTGCGCGGCATCCACCGAGGAGTTGACAACGCACAGGTCGCCCTTCTGGATGAGCGCCAATCCCCCGAGGGCGGGCGGAGTCTCTATCACGAGCCGGTTGTCCGAAGTTCGCCGTTCGTTGGGGGTCAAGTCCGTGTTGTGGAAACCAGCGGCGAGGCCGACTCCACCACAGATATTGGTGGTCCCTTCGGCGTTGTCATTCGAGGGCATGGCCGAGAAGGTCACGTTGTCGCCCGTGATAGGAGTGTTCCCGTGACCCTCGAAGCCCATGACCTTGATGGTGGCCAGCTCCGCCTCTGGGGCTGCCGTGGCTGGCTCCCATGAGCCGACCTCTGTCTGCCCATGCCGGAGCAGGAAGGTGTACGGGATGGGGTCGTTTGGCGGCGCAGGGTCGAGGCCGTTGGTGTAGCTGTTGACCTCGGTCCAGTAGTGCGGGTCTGGCGCAGGGTTCGGGTTCGGTGCCAGAACCTCCGTGACGACGAGCTTGGATTCCAGTTCCAACTGGACGAAGGGAGGAAGTGGCACGATTGGGTGGACGTACCCCCGTTCCTTGGCCATGCGGAGGTCGTAGACCTCGTGGAAGGTCAGCCGGTCCTCCGCAATCCACCCGGTGGTGGACTCCCCACCAGCGGTGTTGATGTCGAAAGAGAACTCCTGCCCGTAGAGGGTCCGGTAAACCCCCGGAGCGGGGGTGACATACGGGAGGAACCATTCGTTCTCCTGACCCGGAGGTGGAGGAGGCGGCCCTCCAAGGTTGAACCACGGGAACCAGCCCGTCCCTTGGACGATGATTTGCTGGTTCGTTGGACTCGGGTAAGCCGGATGAGAGTCCCCGAAGGTGATGCCCGGCACGACGGCGGGGATAGCTAGTGGGTTGCCGTCCCAATCCACGGTCCAGACATTCGGGCCGATGATGAACATCGTGATGCCAATCACCCCGCCGGACATATTCGGGAAGGGCGGCCCGGATGCGCCGAGGGGCCAGAACTGGACGGCAAAATCCTTCCGAAGGATGAACTTGATGGCGATGACGTTAGTGGCCTTGGGGCCGACGAGTCCCCAGACATCGTTCAGGTTTCCCACGGCTGGCAGGAGGCCGTTGTTCAGCTCAAACTGACCGATAGAACTGAAGTCGAGGATGGTCACGCCGAGGGCGGTGTCCTCGATGACTTCGACTCCCGGCAATCCCGGCGCGGGGAAGTCGGGGTAGGTCTGCGACGGGTCGAGCCAGACCATGGCGTCGTCGAAGGTGTAGCGCACGGGGTCGCCCGTGTCGCTGACACCTCCGCCCGGAGCCGGAGCCGTGTGGGCCACGAATCGCGGAGGCTCGAAGCCGTAGGGCGGACCCGGCGGGAGCGGGGACGGGGGCTGTGGGTCGTAGACAGCGCCGACCGTATGGATGCCCATCGGGCCTTCGGTGGCAAAGGGACCGGGCGGCTGCATGAGAATCACGTCGTAGGGGCGCACCGTCCCCTCACCCACCCCGGTCCTTGACGGGTCTTGGACGGTCTGAAGGGTGGCCGGAAGAAGCGCCGGGGCCGTCATAACCTCGCCGTCGTTCCCCAGAATCTCGTCCGGGTAGACTGCATTGCCCAGCCCGTCCACGGCCACCATGACCCTCGGGAAGCTCGCCCCAATCTCGTCGAAGCGGTCCAGCTCCGTGTCGCCAGCCCGCATGTAGGGAATCTGGTAGTCCCCGGAGTCGTCCGTGATGCCTCCGTCGAGCGCAGGCACACGGAGCGGGTTCTGCCCCATGTAGAGGAACTCGACCGGCCCTTCGATAGCAGTCATGGGGTCCGGGGGCTTCTGGCCGAACAGCTCCTTGAAGCCGAACCAGAAGGGGTCGTGGAACGACGGGTAGGTCTTGTCCACCAGTCGCCCGTCCGACTTGATGTCCAAGTCGAAGCCCGTCCGGTAGCTGTCCAGCGCGTTGGCCATCCGCTCGAAGTCCACGAATTCAGGCGGGTCTTGGAACTCGTTGGGGCCAACTCCGGTCATGGACCCGATGGGCGGCCCCACGAACACCGTGTCGCCCTGCTCCGCCGGGAACTCGTGGAGCGGGATACCCGAGTCGGGGGTCAGCCCGATGAGTACGCGCCCGGAGTCCGCGATGGGGTTGTCGTCGGCGTCCTGAAGGAGGATGACGCAGCCGTACAGCACTTCCCGAACGAAGATGCCCGTGAAGGAAGGTTCCCCGTCCACGTCGATGGGGTTGTCCCTGTCGTACAGTTCGTAGGTCGTGCCGTCGGGCCGACCCCAACGGAGCTGCTGCCCCTGCCAGAAACCCGGCACCGCCAGCTCGTAGTCACCGCTCCCCGCATCCGGGATTGAGCCGCCTTGCGAGAGGAGCTGTGCGTCATCCGGGTAGTTGGTGTCCGGGTCAAGCGGAACATCCCGGAGAAGCGCCGGGAAGGCGATGATGGCTGGGTCGGGTATGGCCATCACAGGCTCCGTCCCGCCCGTGAAGACCGCTGCCGGGATGCCGTCCGGCTGGTAAGCCCAGACACGACCACGAGCAAAACGCAGCCCAAGGTCCGCCGTAACGACCGTGGTGATGTCTTCGAGGACCGGGTTGTAGAGCTGCCCGATGGTTTCGCCATGCGTACTCTGCCGACTCCCGTCGATGCTTCGCCCGTAAGTGTAGACCCCGAAGTCATTTGCCTCGGGTTCAGCCCCCACGCCCGGATAGGTCATGAGGAAGGCCCGCGTCAGCGTCGGATAGAGCCGGGAGAAGCGGTGCTGGTCCGTCATCCGGGCGTAGATGCCCTTGGCCTTGTAATCGAAGAATGGGAAGGAGGTCGTCCGGGCGATGTGCCGCTTGCCGAGCTGGATGAACACCCGGTCGTCCACGTCATTCTGGACAAGCTGCCCTTGCCGGGCGGTCATATCTCGAAGTTGGGAGGGGTCCGGGAGGAACCCGTCGATGACTCCGCCGCTGATGGCCACGGTGCTGGGGGCCACAATCCAATCGGATTCGAGGTACGTGAGGTCGATGTCCGGGCGAGCCTCGTTGTAGACCTCGGACCAGACGTGGCGTGGCTGTACGAGGCCGGAGATGGCGTCCTCGTATCCCGGCGTCGGCCAGTCTTTGTCATGGCCTACGAAGAAACGGAACTTGCCGTCACGGTCCCCGATGAAGCCGCCGGAGATGGTTTCGTTGACCTGCTCGAACGCTTCGATGCTCTGGTTGTAGAAGTCAAGGAACGTCCGGGCGGCCCGGTCCTTGTCTTCGAGATTCGACCGCTCACCCAGAAGGCCGTTCCGACCCAGCTCCCAGTTCTCGTCTCCGCCTCCCGCCGTGGTCGGTGCGCCGCTCGCAGGCTGCTTTGAGGTAATCTCCTCGACAGCCTCACGGGCCGCCTCACCCAAGAAGGCAGGCAACCGGACGCACCGGAAGTAGAAGGAGTCCGGGTTATAGAAGGTGTAGGTCGCGGTCAGCAACGCCCCCAGAAGGCCGTTTGCTTCGGTCGGGATGGCCCCGTAGAGGAAGTTTGCCGCGTACCGAGGGGTCGCCACCACCCCGTCCTTCAGGAAGGGCTGTAGAGGCCGTATCCGTGTGAAGTACAGATGGAGGAACTGGCCCGGTTGCAGGGCGGCCTGCACGGGTTCGAGCAACTGGAAATTACCCGTGCCGGGGTCGAGACTGTATTCGACGCCCTCCGCAAGGGTGCGTCCCGGCAACGGATTTCCGGCGGAGTCTGTCTCCCCGTCGAGGACCAGCTCATACGGCTCGTCGAGGAGAATCGGCCCCACCCCCAGAAAGTCGCGGCTCTCGGGCGGGTAGATGGGTCGGTACGAGAGCTTCACCAGCGGCGGGGTGTCCATGGAGAAACCGCTGCGGAAGCCGGACGTGACCGAAATCTTGGTCCGAGTGCCGTCGTCGTTCAGTGTCACCTCGGAAATGGTGAAGGGCGAACCGTCCAGCTCGAATACATGACCCGGTTGCGCGAACTCTGTCAGGTCGCCCGTGAAGGTGATGTGCTTCTGGCCCCGGCTCACCGGCTCGAAGGGGAAGACGCTGGTGTCCACCTCGGACATGAACCCCAGAGGAGCATTCGTCGGGGTCGGGCTGCCCCCATGCGGTGTGACCTCGGTGGCCACAGCTTCAGAGGTGACGACCGTGATGACATCGTTGCCCGGAGCGCGGGTGCCGACCTCGTTGGTGGTCGTGGGGAAGATGCCGATGCCGGTCACATCCCCCTTGTCCCGTCCTTCTGAGTCAGTGCGCGGCGGGTAGTAGGTCAGCTTCGTGACGTAGAAGCACTCCTCCCCGATGCGGAACATCTGGCCCAGCTCGAATTCCGCCGTCCGGTCGCCCCAGACGCCAAACTCGCTGACGCCCGCTTTGATAAAGAAGGGTGGCCTGTAGACCGGCTTCTGAGAGGACTCGTAGGCTTGCTCCCCACCCTGAGCCTCGAACACCGCGTAGGACACCGTGACCGGAATGTGCGCCTCGACCGTCCTGACGAAGGTGAGACGGCCCTTGCCGTTCAGCTCACGGGGGTAGTCCACGAGGTAATCGGTGGTCCCGAAGTTCTGCATCATCGGGCCGATGTAGACCGTCGGCTCGATACGCTGGTCGATGGTCGTGTCCTCAGACCCGAAGGTGTAGGTGTTCCGGGCCGTGCGGACTGCTGCCTCGGCCCTCACGAAGACCGGGAGGAATTCGGTAATCATCTCCCCCACTTTCCGGCCTTCGAGGTCCGCCCGCCAGTATTCGACCTCGATGGAGGAGTCCTGCGGGATGGGGGTGGTGAACGCGAAGGCTCCCAGCAGAGGACTGAGAGACACATCGCGGCGCTGCTCGGTAATCATCTGCTCGACGAAATAGGCCGTGGTCCCCTCGAAGGCGGCCATGTCGGCAGCCGAGAAGTTCAGGTCCCCTGTCTGGGGTCGATACTCCACTTCGAGGGCTGCCATGTCGGCGGCGGGCAGGAATTCTTCGACGTACCAGACCGGGGCCGCCGCGTAAGAGGTCAGGACGTTGGACCCGAACTTGAGGCGGCCCACGGGGTCTGGCCCGGATACCGCTGTCAGGTACTCGATAGCGTCGCCGGGGTCCGGGCTGAAGGAAGCAACCGGGTTCAGCCCAGAACCGTGGCTGTAGAGGACCGTCCCGACCCGGATGGAGAAAGACTCGGTGGTGAATCGGGTCGAGGTGACAGCGGGGACATCCAGCACGTTGTTGGCTATCGGCCCCAGCTCCGTCTGGGTGAGTTCAACCAGAGTGGCCGTGTTCGCTGCTGTGGCCAACATGAGGCCGTACCTGATGTTGATGAGCCGACCACTGGACAGGGCCGCCTCCATGTTGGCCTGCAAGGGAGGTGCCGGAGTCGTGGCCGGAACTGCCCCCACCGGGGAGAGCATCAGAACCTTGAACGGCTCGGTTTGCAGGTGGTTGAAGTCCTTGTAGGTGATGTCCGCGATGACCGTGGGGTCGTACACATCACGAGTGAAGCCTTGGAACACCTCCCAGACGACCGGGTTGGGGGACGCAGCCGGGAACGGAGGCAGCACATCCAGCTCGGTCGGGCTGGTGATGGCCTGCACCGTGTAGGAACCTTCGGCGTCGCTGGACCCGACCTTGAGCCGGTAGCCCACCTGCACGGGGTTCGCCGGGTTCGTGTAGTCAGCAAAGGGGTCGGTGAAAGCTGTCCCGCCTTCTTGGAAGCTCCCCTGAGCGCCGGAGGCAACCCGCGAGCCGAACCGCTCGACGAGGATGACCGTACCGGGCGTGCCGTTCTGGGGCAGCACGTAGTCGTTGTCCTGACTTTGGAGGACCCTCGGGCCGCCGTCGGGCGAGATGTAGAGGCCGCCTCCGATGCCGGGCGCACCGAGCATCGACTCCGGGGACACGGCTGTCTCCCCGAGGTTCAGGGTCGTGGTCATGGTGTCCACGGTCCCCTCGATGGTGTCCCGCTCCACCCAGTCGAACTTCCGCTGGCCGAATCGGTGGATGATGTCCCTGTAATGCTGAAGGGGCTTGTTGACGACCTGCACATCGTCGCCGTCGGTGATGATGGTCTGAAGGTTGAAGAAGACCCCTTCGTCGAAACCCGCGATGTCCTGCAAAGGCGGGTAGTTCAGGAAGTAGAAAGGTGTCGGCGGGACATCCTTGGTGAGGATTCCGTCTTCGATACGGTCACGGTCCCGAATGTCCGGGGTGGCATCGGCCCGGTCCAAGTTGATGGGGCTGCGGGCCATCCCCAGAGCTGCCCCCGAGTCCGGGAGCCAGTTCTCGACCCCGCCGTCCGCCCTCCAACCGGGCAGGAATCCCAGCACGGCGGCCCCGGACAAGTCCTTCACCGGGACGCCCCCGGAACCCAGCGCACCCCAGCCAACTTCGATTGACCCCGTGTCCGGGTCGGCTGCTTCGAGGACCACGCGACCATTCTGGGCGTAGGCCGCCCCGGCGGGAAGTGGGGGAACCGAGTTGGCCATGAGGTCCGCCGCGACCTCCTCGGGCGTGTAGAAGCTCTGGGCTGTCGGAGCTGTCCATTCGTAGGGCGTCCCGTCGATGGCGAAGTAGAGGGTCTGGGCCTCCTCGAACCGGAAGATGTCACGGTTGCGGGAGATGAGCCGGGCCTGCGTCGTGTAGGTCGCCGGGGTCACGGTCGCCTGAAGGAAGTAGACCGGCTCGCCCGGCGTGCCTCCCTGCCAGTCGTCCAAGTCGTCCCTGCTCAACATGACGCGGGAACCGTGCGCCCCCATCTCGCGGGCCACGTAGGCTTCGCCCTTCTGGACCTTGTAAGGCTGGGAGGGCAGGTCGTCTTCGCGGTCCACCACAAGGACTGCTGCGACCGCACCCTTCTTCGAGAAGATGATGGTGTCGCCTACTCCATCCGTGACCTGCCGCAGGCGGCCCGTGTTCTGGCCCGTGGAATCATCTCCACCGGGTCGCACGCTCGCGTCGAGCAGCGGGTACTTGGGGACAGCTCCCGTGGCGTCCGGCGCATCCAACATCCCGGACTTGCCAAGTCCGCGATATGGGTCCGAACCCACGAAGTTCTCGGGCAACACCTCCTCACAGGGCAGGTAGTATTCCGTGGCAGTGCCGACGATGGCGACACCGCCAGACTCGTTCAGGAGCTTGGTTGGCTCCTTGGTCGGCTGCGAGATGGCATTGAGGGCCACCCCGTCGTACACCACGTCCTCGCCCAAGAAGTGCTTGTCGAAGTGAACCGAGTCCGGGTCGGACTTGGCCACGTCTTCCGGGCTGAGGCGCAGGCGGCCCGTGGACAGGGACAGAACGACCTGACCCACTGCGGGACTGGCCGCCGCTTCGAGCAGAGCGTCTGTCGCCACGAGGATGGGCTGAAGGTATCGCCGGTTGCCGAGCTTCAGAAGGGGCCGGTCCGTCGGGCCGGGGATGGGCGCGAGGAACAGCGGTTGGAAGTCCGCGTCCCGCAGTGGGCCAACAATCCCGTCCGCCGTCTCGAAGAAGTGCTTGTAGCTGTACCAGATGGTCTTGCCAGCGTGCTGTGCCGCGTAGGCGGGGTTGAACTCCAACTTGCCGTTGGAGCGGCCCATGACCGCCTTGGCCGTGGGGTCGTTGGAAAAGTCGTAACCGTCCTCGACCTCGCTATCCGGGCGAATCCGAATCATGTCCACCGGGGTACTCGCCGCTCCGGGGTTCTCCCCGAGGCGAATCATGGCGTAGGCATCCGGTGTGGCCGAATCGCCCGGCAGGTAGGAGTTGACCGGCAGATTCGTGACCTTGGGGTCGAGCTGGTACATCTCGTCGAGGAGCAGCTTGCCCACATTGACGGAGCCGGTCCCCTTGTATGGCTCCCACTTCTGGGTCGTGCCGTTCCACCCGAACCGAGTCTCGTAACGGTCGTTGCGCGTCCACCAGAACTTGGCCGGGGCCAGCGCGTACCGGACCTCCCGGATGCGGTCGCCCCGGTCGTTTGAGAGGCCGCCTTCAAGCACATCGAGAATCTGCCCGGTGTCGTAGGGCGGTTCCGGGATGAGGTCTTCGCGGGTCAGGCGCACGAGGCCCGCGTCTGCGTCTTGGTCCAGCGCCGTGAGCAGCACCGTGATGTAGGGCTTCGTCCCTTCCCGGATGGGGGTGGCCGACAGGTCGTCCTCGTCCGTCCAGCCCTCGTCGTCGTAGTCGTCCACGTCGCCACGGGAGATGACGAGGGCGATGATGTTCCCGATGGACCTGTCCCCGTTGTCCTGCACCACGACCCGGCTGGTCCCGTCCTCGAAGAAGCCGTAGTTCACGGGGGTCGGGTCGCCCGGAGGAATCACCGCAGGAGTGTCGTCGGTGACTTGAAGCTCACCGATGGGGATGGTCCCGAAGCCCTCCTCGGTCCACCAGTCCGGGTCGAGCGCGACCGCGAGCTGGGCCGTGTTGGCCGCCCAGAGGAGGTACTCGACAGGCGTGGTGCCGGGAGCTTCGAGAACAGCGGTGCGGTACTGGTCGGCCCGAGCGTCCACGAACTCCGGGGACTGGGGTTCCAAGGCGTAGATTGGCGGGACTTCCCGAGCGTCCCGGAGGACTCCCGTCACCGGCTCGCCGGTTGATGCCGAGTTCGAGGGCGCGATTCGAGGCGGCCTCAGAACCCATCCGTCAAAGGAGAAACCCATCCGTTACACCACCACGCAAACCGTCGGCCCGGACATCGGAACCGGCGGAACTGTCGGCACTCCTACAACTGCACCTGCCCCAGTACCCTGTAACAATAGGCTGGCTATTCCAATGCCCAGCCCGGTTGCCATCATGCTGAGGGCTGGCCCCGGCCCCAGAGTCGCGGTCAAGGTCTGCATTAACATACCGACGAGGGAGGCCGAATTGGCCACCGTAATCTTCGAGACATCCGCCCCCACCCCGACGCCCGCCGCCGGTCCCACGTACTGGGCCGATGCGTTGAAGGCGGTCGAGATGCCGGTTGAGATGGCGAGGGCGAGGCTCTGCGCCAGAGGACCCACCATCCCGGCCCCGGCCAGCCCGGCCTGCACCAGTCCCGGATTGGGTGGCACGATGACCTTCGAGGCCACGGGGTTCACAGCTCCTCCGCCGGACACTCCGGTTGCCAACCCGGTCAAGCCGAGGTTCTGCGGCTGCATGATTCCCCACTGGGAGACTCCGTTTGCAACCCCGAGCGCCATCCGGTCGTAGTTCACCCCGCCGAAGGAGTGGATGCCCGAAGTCCGCGCCAAGGAGAGCGAGGAGTAGAGGATGCCGGGGTTCAGTGCCATATTCTCCTCAAGGCCCAACGATGTGGGACTCGACGACAAGTCGGCACAACCGGAAGAACTCTTGCTGGTCCATGTCCCATTTCATTTGCTGCACCCGCTTGTCCACCCACTGGATGTTCCCTTCGACGTACCCCTTTCTGCTGTCGATTCGGTCTAAAGAAGCGGTCCCCTTCCGCGCCCCGACGGGCGGGAAGTGAATGGGAAGTCCGGTTAAGGCACACTTTCCGCCCTGCTTCTTGAACAAGTCCCACACCTCTCGTAAGGACACACCGACCTCCAACCCACGAGCTTGGGCGTTGTTCAGGATGTTGGACCAGAAGGTCTTAGGTATCTTGCCCACACCCTGCCAATTATGCGCCCTCTGCCCCCTCCGGCGACGCCCCATGGCCGAGGCGGATTCTTTGGCGAGGCAGCCACAACTTCGAGTCGTCCCATTAGAGAGGTTGGATAAAGACACCACTTTCCGTTTCCCGCAATCACAACGACAGTCCCACCGAGTCCCCCCTGACTGCGTGCTTCTCTGATTACGACCCTCTACCACGAGCCGCCCGAATCTCTTTCCCACCATCTCTGCTTCAGGAAACGCTCTCCAAGAAGCCCCCCTCAGACACCCACAGCTTTGCGTGTGGCCGGACCGGACCTTGGTGAGAACTTTGATGACCGAAGCCCCACAGGAGCATTGAAACGTCGCCTGTGTCCGGCCATTCTTGTGGGGCGGGGCGGCCCCCCGCAGAGTAAGCTCGCCAAACTGCTGCCCAATCAGCTCCTCAACGCTAATTTTCGGCGCACCCATTGTGACCCTTTCACTGTGTTGTCTTGTTAGAGGGCGTCCCATAAACTAACTACCGACGATATGGGACTTGGCTCCCATGCCAAAAGTAGAGAAAGGCAAATTCGTGAAGGGGTCGAGCGACCCGGCACAGATGATTGGCCCTTGGTCCGGCCCAGAGATGGGGCCACCGAGATAGACCCCGGAACCTCCCTTGAGCGTGGCTGTCCCTGCGGCAGAGGAAACCGTGGCCGCCGCCTGACCTTCCATCGTGGCCGTCCCGGCGGATGCCTTCAACGAGACGTTCCCCGCCTTGGCCGCCCCGGTGATGCCCGATGAACTCAGCTCCATGCTGCTTGTGACTGCCTTGGCCTTCCACACACCGAGCTTCAGGTCGAAGGTCATGTTGCCGACGAGAATCTCCGTCTTGTGGTTTCCGAGGGTGAACTTTTCTCGCCGGTCCCCCGAGGTATAGGTGACTTTTTCTGCAACCATTCCGGGGAACGCGGGCGAGTAATTCCGCTCATGGAGCGGCCCCGAGGTCGGGAGAAGCCCTTTCGGCCCGGCGTAACTTTCTTGGGCCTTCCCGTTGACAGTCTTGTGAAAAGCGTCCGTCGTGAGGGACATCGACTTGGTGGCATTCAGGTCCATATTCTGGTGGGCCGTGACCTGCACCGAGGTCGCGTTGCCGTCGATGATGTTGCCCTTCAGGAACACGGTCTTCTCGGCCTTCACCCGGACATTGGTGCGCCCTTGGATGTCCACCGACGGCAGGTTGCCGGAGCCTTGGCCCGAACCCGAGACGGACTCCACCTTGTCCGAGGCGTCCTTCGGCCCTCCGCCCCCGAAAATCTTGACCTGCCCGGCCTCGGACGAGAGGTCGAGACTGTTTTGGCTCCGGGTGCCGAGACTCACATGGCCGTTGAGCAGCAGTTCGAGTTTCCCGCCCATGCCGAGCTTCAGGCCGCCGTGGAGGTATGCCTCGATGGACGACTCTCCCGGAGGACCCCCGATGGATGCCTTGAGCTGCCCCTTCTTGTTGAGGGACCAGAACGTCTCCGGGCCGCCGGGTCCGATGGGCGGTGTCAGCTTCATCAGCGTGGCAGCCTGTTCTTCCAGCGGGGTCGGCTGAACCCCGGACCCCGGAAGAGGGATGTTGGCCGCTTCGAGCCGTGGGGAAGGAGTCGTTCCATCGAAGATAATGGCTTGGAGGGGCAGGCCGTACATGGTCCGGCCCTGCTGGGAGAACGGGTCGTTCCCGACCACCGACCCCATCACGCACTCGATGAAAGGCATGTTCGGCGGCAGCCCCTCGGGAGCTGAGGACGGGTCAGTCGAGGGAAGCCGCTCCGCGTCGAACCCGTCCGTCTGCTCGGTGACAGGGAGGCGGCCATCCGAGGTGTGTGTCACGTCGATGCGGTACTCGGTCAGGGTCGGTTTGTCCGGGTCGAGGTGCGCGTTATCCCGAGACTGGGAGGACACACGGTAGATAATTTTCCCACCGTAGATAGCGTCCGGCTCTTGTGTGCCGGGGGCCACGAAGCCCGTCTCGTCGATGAATCCGCCGAGACGCATGAACTCGTAGGGGTCGAGGTACGGGTTGTCCCCGAGGAAGCTGCGCCCGAGATAGCCGCCTTCCGCATCCTTGAGGCCCTTCCGCAGGATACGGGCAGGAGTCAGGAAACCTTCAGGAGACTGCTGGTCTGTCGGCAGGCCAAGGTCACTGACCGGCTCCTTCGCGGATGCTTGGCGGCTGCCATCCCAAAGATTGTCATCCCCCACCATGGAAGGGTGAAGGGCCAGTGCGTCCCGTTGCACCATCCCGGCGTAGACTCGCGCCCCAGCAAGAGCTTGGAAACTCTGCAAGGCCCGAAGAATGGCCGCTTGGTCTTGGTCCCGCAGGCGGAACTCATTACCACGCCTGTTGGCGAGCCGGACGCTTTCGTCCAGAATGAAATCCGCCCCCTGAGACGAGCTGGCCACCACGTTACCGGGCTGGGCGTGCCGGAGTTTGTGTCGGACGCGGTTGTAGGCACCTTCCGCGAACTGCCGGTCCACAGGGGACTCTTGGTCGAACTCGTCCACTCCGAATTCGCCAGTCGTCAGCCACTCACGACCGGGCCAGACTCCGGGGATAATCCACGTCAGAATCACGGGGGAGCGGGTGCCTTGGGAGTTGCTGCTCTCCTGTGGCAGCCAGCCGATGATGCAAGTGTCCCCCACCTCGGGCATTGCGCCGAAGAAGTGCCTCGCCCCTGCTCCGGGGAAGGTCAACGGGATGGGCACACGCTCGAAGGTGTCGGACGCCCCTGTGAGCGTCTGTAGAGTGACGTAGAACTCCTCGTAGTCGATGGTGACGACCTTGGCGACCCCCAGACCCCAACCCGTCTCCGGGCGCATCTTCTTGAGGTCGGTCTTCGCCTTGGTCGTGGTGGAACGCATCGCCCCGCGAGAAACGGTATCCAGCACTCCTACAGGTCTGCGGGTTTCCGGCATCAGTCTTCCTCGGCTCCTTGCGTAAACGCGCTCTGAAGATTACCGGAGGCATCCACGATATTCGTCACCGCAGGCCCGAGCGCGGCCACTGCTGCGCCGGTCTTTGCCCCTGCTGCGTCAAACGCTTCCTTCGACCCCTTAATCGTGTCCACGATGGAGGTAGGTCGCTGGTCCGGCAGGCTGCCCGCGAGGGCGTCCCGTGACATCTGCCAGCCCACCGCCCGCTCTGCCGACGTGGACATGAGCCATGAAGTCACCCGGTCCTGCGTGCCATCGCCGTAGTCTGTCGGAACGGTGGTCGCGGGGGCCACGAACTTCACGAAGTCCTCCTGCCCCGCCGCTTCGAGGAGGGTGTTCGCCTCGGCCATCTTGCACTGACAGACGTTCTTGCCGACGGCCAAGGTCATGTCTGCCAGAGAGTAGGCCGCGTTGTTAATAGGCACCTTCTGGATACCGTCCTTGCCCTTCTCCGCGAACCAGTTGGACAGTCCGAACTGAAGGACATTCGGGTCGTCCGTCTCCACGGCCAGCCCGAGGTCGAGAATCTGCTTGTCGGTCAACCGGGTTTGGAGCTTCTCTAAGACGATTTTCTCCAAGGCGGTCCGGGCCTCGGGGGCGGCTAGTGTCTTCTTGACCGTCTTCGTCTTCCCGTCCAGCCCCGTTTCGGTCGTCGTAATCGTGATGGGTTGGCCCTTGATGAAAGCCCGCACAACTTGGTCGATGGTGTGCTTGTCGAGGAGCTGAAGAGGGTCTTGAGCGTGCATCACGGCGAAGACCCCTTCCGGGTCGATGTCCACGTCCCGGCCATACCGGAAAGCACCGATGACCTCGTAGCCGCCTGCATCGGACACCGGGAACACGGGACTCTGCACGTTGCCCTTGTAGGTCTTGAGCTTCCGCGTCTTCACCTTCGACCGGCGCTGGCTCGTTCCCGCCCCCGCCAACCCGTTGAAGGTACTCAAGGCCAGCTTGGCATCTTCTTCGCTCAACTGGGAGATTTTCATGACCTTGAACCACGACTTCCGGGCGCTCTCCATATCTCGAAACAGACGGTATCCGAGGCCCTTTGAAGCGGCTTTATAGAATTGCTCAACGGTGTAGCCGCCGCCTCCTGAAAAAGCCGTGTCCCCTCCCGCCGTGGCCCCGATGAAGTCGTACTCCCCCATCACGGCGCTCATCGGGATGGATGTATTGCGGAAGGTTATCCCCGAGGGAAAGGCAAGTGCAGGGAACGCTGGCACTTTGTTCTGCTGTGCCGCTGGCAGCGCGGCCTTAGCAGCCACCGCTGCATCCACAAACTTCTGGGCCAGTTCCTCCCACGGGCCTTTAGTGATGGCCCCAAGGGTGGAGGTCAATCGGGTTTCCTCGTCCGAGGAGGCCAGCACCTTCTGATAGAAGGCCGTCCCCAGTGACTTCTGGGAACCCTTGGTCAAGTCCGGGTGGGAGGACTTGGGCGAAGTCGTCGTAAGCGGCTTCTTCAGGGACACCTTGTGAGAGGCGAACATCAACTCCCGAATCTCACTGGTGGGCAACACCTCGCCGCTGGGTGCTTCCGGGTTGTTGGTGAAGACCTTGATGCCCCACTCCGGCTCCATCTCCCCGAGGGTCGCCGCAGGCACCTTGTCCCCAGCAGCGACCGTCTTCTTGGAGTCCTCCACGAAACCTATGACCTTCGGACCCTTCCAGACGGCCTCCAAGAATGGGTTGGATGTCTCGACGGCCTTGTCATCCACCGACTTCTTCACCTTGAAGTTGGGCTGTAGTTGTCCCTGATGTTCCTTGCTCGGGTGGGAAGCCGAGTAATACCGATAGGTTCCGGGCAGCGTCCCGTTGGTCATGATGGACTTCTTGTCCGAGAGCATGTCGAGGAGGCTCGACGGGGAGTTGATGTCCCCGAACGTCTCCCCCTCGGTCTGCTGCTTCGTCTTGTACGACTCCCCCACAACCGAGATGAGCTGGTTGAGGTACGAGATGTCCGTCTGCTGGCCCGGTTCCAGTGTTTCCCAGAAAGCCAGCTCCTCCGCACGAATATGACTGTTGGCATCCTTTATCTGCTTTTCCAGCTTCTCCCAGTCCTTGGCAATCTTGTCGAGCGCCACTTTGTGGTCCGCCGCAGGCTTCAGGTTCCGCACTTGGGAATCGAGGGTTACGAGGTCGGACTCCCATTTCCTGATATTGACCAGTTGCTCGTCCCGCTTCTGGACGTAGGCCGCCTTGTGGGCGTTGTAGGCCCCAGCGAGCTTTCTGATGTCCTTGGCACCCGACGGAGCCGACCCCCCGCTTTCCGAGAAGTAGAACGAGATGTTCCCCATCTCCGATACCGCCGACTTGTAGACAGGGCCGGGGTTACTGGGGTCCTCGGTCGTCAGGACTTTGAGTTGGACGGCCTGCTTCAGGAAATTGTTGATGGTGTCCTCATTGTCGAGGACAGCAACATCAGACCCCACGATAAAGAACAGCGGGTTTAGCTGCTCAGGGTCGAGCGCCATGACCACGTTAGGGAAGCCTGCCAGCCGGGGACGGTCTGCCATGTCCAACACCTCCAACGGCCTCTGGGGGAGCCGGGTATTGGAGAGGTCGATGGCGTCGATGCCGGTCTTGTCCACCCTGCCGGGCGCGTAGAACTTGGACCGCTTCCCGACGAGCTGGATGGTGGTGGTGCATTGACCACCCACAGAGAAGCTGTGCGCGAAGGAGTTGTTGTAGTAGAAGCAATCGAGGTACGCAATATAGACCGGGTAGCCGGGCCGAATCTCGGGCCGCAACGGGATGGTTAGCGACGCCGAAGTCGTAGGGACGTTCATCACATCCATGCGGTTCACGGCAGCGAAAAACATGCTCTTGGGGTCGTTGAAGTAGGCTGTCTCGTAGTCGCCGGGCCGCCAGCCAAATTGGGCCACCAGCCGGTAGTCGATGTACTGGCCCTTGACGCCCCACTCATTCTCCATCCCGTGGCCCGCCAAATTCTTGATTTGGGAACCCTTCACGGTCATGTACGTGACCTGCGGCTCCTTCTCGTCGAAGTTGATGGAGATGATGTCGATGTCCTCGATGCGGTAGACCCGCGAGGACGAGGTGTCCATGTTATACATCGGCGGCTTGAACACGAAATCGCCATCCACGTCTTGGTAGAACTCGAACCCCGTGACCTCACAGACTCTCTGGATGATGTCGAGCTTCGATTCGTAGGTGGCCTCGAACAGTTGAACCTGCCCGAAGTTACCGATGTTGGCCACGAACGCCTGCATCTCCACCATGTTCATCTCGAACTGCGGGGTCTTGGCGTTGGTGCCACCGGGCTGGGAACGCCGAAGCCATTGAAGTGCCTCCAACTTCCTGTTGTTGAACATCCCGAGGGAAAGTGCCTGTTGCAGGATGCTCCCCGTGTCCGCCTGACCGGACTTGTCGAACCGCTCCCGCATCAGTCTGGTCAGTTGAGAACTCTTGGTCTGGGAGAGCCACGCGGCCTGCGCGGAGTTGAACAGCTCCCCCGTCGCCCCGTGCATCCTGAGCTTGATGTCCCGTGTCTGGAATCGACGTTCCCAGTAGCGCAGGTTCAGGGAGAACAGGGACTCCCCTGTCACCGGGCTGCGGGCGTCCTGATTCGTCTTATGGGACAGCGCCCATTCCACGCCTGCGGCGGACCCGGCCACGTCGTGGTGCATCTTGTAGATGATTTCGTAGGGGTGCATCCCCGTGAAGTTGTGGCCCACGAGGGACATCTTGAGCTTCGAGTTGTGCGGGCGTGCGCCGAACAGCGACGCATTGGTCGAGACACGCTGGTACTCCCAGAAATGGAGCATCGAGGCACACTGGATGGAGACAGTCTGGACCCCACCGCTATAGGAATGCGAAACCTGCGTGATAACCCCGTGGAAGACGTGGTAGTAGGGGTACGCGAGGATATTCTCGATGTCCTTGCCGGACAGGCCAGCCTCATCCAACGCCGATTCCCCGAAATCAGGGGGCTTCGTGACAGGTGAGATGTCTGTCTCTTCCGGGGTGTCCTGCCCGAGAACCTGATTGAGATTTGGCACTTCGTCCCCGACGGCAGGTGGGTTCAGGGACGCACCCTCGGAATTGTACGCATCGACGAGATGCTGGCCGCCATGTTCCTTGGCCCACGCCAGAGAATCGGCGGTGTTGAGTTCCGTGCCGTCCGCCAGCGTGATGTGGAACCATTGGTCGCCACCTTGTTTGGGGTAAGGGAACCCGTAGTGGCCCCGAAAGTCGTAGTGAGTTGATGATGTCTTCCCTGTCTCGGGATTCTTGTAGAAGCCGTTGCCCCCGGTTGGTAGCCGCCCGGCATTCTCCAACGCCCACGTCCCGGCCCAGACCTCCTCTACTGGAACTTGCTTCTTGTCCCCGTTCTCGTCCCAGTAGAACACGCGGTAGTCAGTGGCAGCCCCTTGACCGTGGTTGGCTGAGTCGCTGCGCCCATCGACATGGCTGCCTATCCAGACCTTGGCGTTCGGGTACTTCTGCTGCCAATATCGCTCGACGACTTCCACGACCCCGGCGGAGATGGTAGACCACGGATACCCGTCTTTGGCCATGCCTTGCGTCTTCCACTTGTTCTTCAGGTCGTCTGGCACCTTGCTGAAGTCGATGTCCCCGAATTCATCAGTGGAATGGCCACCTTCCAGACCTGCGAGAGGCGCTCCCGACACCGTGAACTCGTCGTGGTCTTCCAAGTCCTTCAAGTTCTGGGGCTGGTCGAGGTTCGAGTACATCCCCTTCACCGGGAAGTACCCACGCTCGTAGATGTGGACTTCGAGGCCGGGCCGCAGGATGAACTTCGCGTCGCGGGCGA